GCAACCGAGATGCCGGCCGAGATCACGCCGGTGACGATGGCGCCGCCGATTGCGCCGGCAACCGCCGCGCTGACACCGGTTCCGGCAATCACTGCGGTAAGGCCGATCGCCGCCGAGATTGGTTCGCCGTGCGCCGGCGTGCAGGCGATCGTGAGGCACGTCGAGGCGAGCAATGCCGCGGCCAGGCGTTTCATGGCACCCGGAATGCCCGCGACAGCGCCGAGCGCGGCAACCGCACCGTGCCGGTCTGGCCCTTGCCGATCAGCTCGAGCCCGACACAGACAACGCCGCCGCCGATGATCGCGCCGGGATAGTCGGCGATCCCAATGTCGCCGCGACCGCAGAATGCCGGATGGATTTCCTCGAGCTCGGCCGCGATCAGTTCGGCCAGGTTGTTGTGGCCCCGGGCACGCAATGCCGCGCGCGCCGTGGCGGCGTCGTCATAGACCAGGAGAAACCGATCCGGCAGATCGTCGGTCATGGCCTCGATCGCGTCGCGCAGCAGCGTGGCGCAATCCGAGATCCCATAGGCGAACGGTTGCGCATCATGCCACTCGAGCACCTCGGCGAGCTGTTCGAACCAATCTTCGCGACGCATCAATGCGGCCCCTGCAGGAACGTCGCCGAGGTGCCGTCCGGCCTCCGGCCGTATGGGATCTGTTGCGTCGCGGTGATCGCCGCGTGCTCGAAGAACCGATCGGCTGGATCGATCAGCTTTTGATCGGTGTCCGAGCGCATGCGATAGCCGAGCCGCGCGTGATCGAGTGACATCGGCTCGAGGTGCGCCACCAGCACATAGTCGCCGCCGATCGTCTGCTCATGGGTGATCAGATCGATGTAACCCTGCCACCATTGAATGACGGTCACGACGTTGCCGGTGACGGGATCAAACCAGCACAGCGACAGATGCGCCGGCCGGTTTTTGTATTGGTAGCCGTCGATCGTTGCGAGCAGATCCGGCGAGAGCTCGGTCTCGGGCACCGCGCGCAGCCGCACCGTCATCGGCGAGGCCGAGAGATCGGTGCCGAGATTGAACTGCGACAGCTCGATCAGCGAGCCGGCGCCGACATACGGGATGCTGTTGACTGTGAGCGTGCCGTAACCGTTCCAGAAACCGAACATGCCCTCGGGCAGATCGAACAGCAGCAGCAGCGTGTTTGCATAGGCGCCCTTGGCGATCTGCGCCAGGATCGTCGGGTCAATGTCGCGCACGTTACACCAGCGTCTGGATTGCTTCGAAGGTGATCGGCTCGACGGTGCCGCGCTCGCCCTGCCAGGATCCCGGTTTCGGGCGCATCAGACACCAAGCTTTCACCACAGTTGCAGAACCGGCCGGCGGCAGCGTGCCGGGCGTGCGCAGCCATGGCGCAATGGTGAAAGCGGAGAGGCCGCCACCATTGGCGACCGCCGACTCGAGCGCCTTCACCAGCGCGCGCCCGCCGAGCCAGGGGAATGACACATAGTCGCCGACGCTCACCTGATAGCCGGCCGGCAAGTTGCCGAGCACGACATAATTGCCGCCGACCTCGGTGACGTTGCATGTGCCGTCGAACGCGCCGCCACCCGCGCGGATCAGCGACAGCACCCCAGGCCCATAGGCGAGCGGCCAGCAGCGCCGCAGATCACGGCCATAGAAGCTTTGTGCGCCGCCGCGCAGCGACAGAAACCAGGCGTGCCATTTGCTATATTCGGTTTCATTAAGCGGCTTCGTCGTCAGCGCCAATTCCCACAGGCTTCCGCCAATGCGTTCCTGAAAAGTGATCGCACCCGCCGCGGTGCGGCTCATCTCGCCGAGCGTCGTGTAATCAAAGCGAAACCGCGTCGCCTTGACCTCAGCATCGGGAAACTCACGCGGATAGATGATCGACATGTCAGATTGTTACAGCGCCGTGATTGATCAGCACCCGCGGCAGATCGGCGGCGGTGCCGGCGGATAGGGCGGCAACGGATCTATTCGACTTTCCCTCGGCCCGAAACCTCGGGTTCCAGCCCATCAACAGCGAGATCAGCATGATCAGCACAACGATCGCGACGATGGCCCACAATAGTTTCGGAATCGGGTGCGGCAAGGGAAAGCCAAAAGCCGCCGCGGCATAAATGATCACGTAGACGATGATCGATGCGACCACCGCATACAGCAGGATATACAGCAGCCCGATCAACAGGGATTCAAGCATGGCATCCTCCTATGCGAACGCTGACCGGCGCCGCAGCTCGGTCGTTGCGTGCGCCACGTCAGCGACAAAGCGGCGATCGCGCGCCGCGAGCATCTGTTGCATCAGGCCGATCGTCTGCGCATCGGCCGAACCCTGCACCACAACGTTCGTGGTCGGTCCCACGACATTCATGCCGCGACCGCCGGCACCGAGCGCAGTGTTTGGCACGATCTGGCCGGATCGCTTCGGCATGAACAGTTCGGGCCCGCGCTCGCCGACCATGTACGCGCCGCCGCCCTTGACCGGACCGCCGGCCATGCGCGCGCCGACCGATTTGATGCCGAGCAGATTGGTAAAGATCGAGCCGCCACCACCAGCCGGCGCTGCGAACATGATGTCGAACAGCTTGTCGAATGCCTTTGAGGCGATCCGATTGCCGATGTTCTTAAGCACCTCGTCGAACTTCTTGCCCTCAAGCACCAGCCCCTTCATCGCGTCGGACATGATCGAGCCGAGCTCGCGCGACGCCGACATCATTTCCGACCAGGCGGCTTGACGCTCGACCAGCTTCTGCTTGATCTCGCCGCCGAGCGCCGCCTGCTTGCGCATTTCCTCGGTGATCGCGGTCTCGGCATCGAGCCCGGCGCGCTTGGCCGCCTCCTGCAACAGCGTGATCTGGCGCGCTTCCTCCTGCTTGGCGGTCGTCTGTCCGACCAGACCGAGCTCGGTCTCGGCCAGCGCGTTGATCTTGCGCAGCGCCTCGACCTGTTTCTCGAGCGCATCCTTCTCGGTTGTGCCGCCTTCCTTGGGAAAGACCACACCGCTCGGCTTGTCGACGCGGATCTTGAGCGGCCCTTCGGCTTCCGCGCGCGCTTGCTTTACAAAATTAAGATACCGGGTCAGCGTCGCGAGATCATTGTCGACCATCTTCTCGATCAGGCCGCCCTTGGTGACTTTAGATAGCGAAGTAAAGATTTCGACGGCGGTCGTTAACACCGACTCCAGTGCCGGCAAGACCTGCACAATGAGCGAATTGCCCCACGATTTCATTTCGGCGGCGATCGTGGTCGCGAGCTTGCTGATCGCTTCCATATGTTGCAGCGCGCGGGCGAGGTCTTCGTCGACCTTGGCACCTTCTTTCATTTGAATGAATTTCTCGACGCCTTCACCGAGCACCTTCACCCAATCTTTCGTCAGGCCGAATTTTTCGGCAATCCTGACCTTTTCGAATTCGGATCCGGCTTTACCCATCAGCGTTGCGGCGAGCTCGAGCCCCTTATTGGCATCGCTCACCAGGCCGTTGCGCTCCTTGTATTTGAGATTGTTCGCGTCGAGGAATTTTGAGAGATCGGTCTCGCCGCGATTGATATCGTTCATCTTGGCGCCGACCGCCTCGAGGCCCGCACTAATAGCATCGGCCCCCAATCCACCCGACATGCCGGCGAACGCAACGCGCTGGAACTGCTCGGCGGTCAAACCGGTGAGCCGCAATACATCGTTGAGCTTTTGCATCTCATCGACGACGCGCTTGATCTCGTCGACCGCCGAGCTCATCGCCTTGGTGATGGCGTTTGCAAGCAGATTGCCGGCGGCAACGCCGAACGTAATGCCCGAGGTTTTTTGCTCGATGTTCTTGAGCTCGCGCTCGGCGATCAGGCCGGCCTGTTTGAGCTGCCGTTCGAACCGGTCGAGCCGCGCCTCGACGGCGACGATTAACTTTGGTTCGTCTGCCATTGCGCGACTATTTCGTCGTAACGCTCGACGGTCATGCGAGGTGCTTCCGGTTCACTGGCGCCATGGCATCGGCGCCATCCGTCGACGGCAGCAGCGAATTCCCAGAGGGAACACTCGTCGACGTCGCGAACCGTCCATCCCATTGCTGCGCCGGCGCCGATGTAGACGGAGAACTTGGTTCGTCCGTGAGCGTCTCCGTCGCCGCCCCGATCGCTTTTCCCACCGCGTCCGCGGGATCGCCGAACAGCGCGCACAACAGCACCTCGCGTGCCGCGACGACGTTCTCGAGGAAGCTGGTCGGCGTGACGTATTTTGCGGTGAGGCCGAGCGCCATCACCGGCGCGATACCGCCGCCGATCAGACCGAGCCGCAACACCTCGACGATGTCATCGACGCGCCAGGATCCGCTCGCAAGGCGCGAATAGATTTCGAACGCGCCGGCCTCGCGCTTGGCTTCGAGCTCGCGCAGCTCGCCGATGCGCAGGCGAAAGCGGTGTTCGCCGTCGCCCCACGCGCGCGTGATGGATCCGTCCGAGCTCATACGGCAGGCGTCCAGGTCACGACACCGTCGGACTGCATCTCGACCGCCACGCCGACCTTTTCGCCGAGTGCGGCGGTGACGTTGAACGTGGTCAGGATGAACCGGCCGAGCCAGGTGCCGCCGTTCGGCGCCGGCGTGACGAGCTGCACCTTCACATTGCGCGAACCGTTGTAGGTGTAGAAATCCCACCAGTCAGGAAAGAACTCTGCCGCGAGAATGCCCTCGCCGGTGATCGCCGCCGACGTCGCGGTGACGGCACGTTCGGTTGCCGCGGCCATGTCCGGATCGTCGCAGTCCGGCACCTGGACCTCGTTCACCTCTTTGGTGAAGTTGATCCCCTGGGTCGTTAACCCGCACGGCTTGGTGAACACCTCGGTCGGCGTTGCTCCGTCGCCGATCGTAACAATGAAATCTTTATAAGGAACAGTGATCGGCGCGGCCATGGCTGCGGTCCTTTCAGGTTGCTAGCGGTTCGGTTTGTGCGCGCACCGTGACGACGGTGTGCGCGGTGATGCCGTCCGGGTCGCGCAGATGCCGGACGGTTTCGATCGAGAGGATGACCAGGCGTTGCCCTTCATCGAGCGGGAGCTCGGCCCATTGCAGCGATTTGGCGACCGCAGCACCGAGCCGCTTGGCGGCGACGGTGTC